AGAACCTTTACAGTAACTGTAAGTAATCCTGGCTCTGGTAATAGGTATTATATAGATTCAGTTTTACAAGAAACTGTAAATCTTGCAGAAGGATTTACTTATAAGTTTGATCAATCGGATAGTTCTAATAGTGGTCATCCTTTTAAATTTTCTACAACAAGTAATGGAACACACGGTGGTGGTTCAGAGTATACAACAGGTGTAACTTACAACGGCACACCTGGAAATGCTGGGGCTTACACACAAATTACAGTTGCAAATCCTGCACCACAACTCTATTATTATTGTCAGTACCACTCAGGAATGGGTGGACAAGCAAACACTGAAAGTTCAAATTCTTGGGGTCTTACTACATGGGGACTAAACACTTGGGGCACACAAGGTGAGCTTATTGTCCCTGTTACGGGAGTAGCAAGTACATCTACAGTAGGAACAATTTTACCTGCAGATGTTATGGGTTTAACAGGTGTACAATCAACTTCTAGTGTTGGTAGTGTTTCAGCCGATCAAACTATTACAGCTTCTTTAACAGGTGTGCAGTCAGCATCTTCAGTAGGTTCAACTACAGTCGACATTATATTAAACATTGATTTAACTTTAACAGGTTTACAATCAGCAACTTCAATAGGTTCAGTTACAACTAGCGTTGATCAAACAGCAGGTTGGGGACAAGATACTTGGGGAGCTGAAAACTGGGGTGAGTCTTCTCTTGACGTTAATCTTTCAGGTTTAGCCATAACTTCTGCAGTTGGTTCTATAAGTTCTATAGATGCTATGACAGTAGGTTTAACCGGACTTTCAACAACTTCTGCAGTTGGATCATTATCTCCAACAACTAGTCTTTCACTAACACCAACAGGACTTTTAACAACTTCTGCATCGGGTTCTATAGCAATCAATCAACAGACAGTGGGTTTAACCGGACTTTCAACAACGTCTTCAGTTGGATCCGTATCAGTTGAATCAAACGAAGAAGCATTATTAACTGGTCAATCAGCAACTGTTACAGTAGGTAGTACAATTATATTTACTGGAATTGCATTAACTCCAGCTGGAGTACACGCAGATTCCGCAGTTGGATCATTATCTCCAACAACTAGTCTTTCACTAACACTAACAGGGCAATCAACAACTTCATCTATAGGTTCTATAGCGATAGATGAACAGACAATGGGTTTAACAGGGTTGTCAACAACATCTAGTGTAGGATCTATTATTCCTGAAATAGGAGTTCCATTAACTGGAGTATCAACAACATCTAGTGTAGGATCTATTATTCCTGAAATAGGAGTTCCATTAACCGGTGTACAGTCAACGTCTGCAGTCGGTGTAATAACACCTTCGGATATAATGGGTTTAACAGGTGTACAATCTACATCTAGCGTAGGGAACCTTATTGTGCTAGGGTATCAAGATGTTGACATAGTAGGTAATACATCGTATACAGATGTAACACACGTAGCATAGGAGAACAAAAATATGGCATCAACTTATACGGATCTTGGTTTAGAATTAATGGCAACCGGCGAAAACGCTGGTACTTGGGGAACAAAAACTAACGCAAATTTAAGTCTTATTGAACAATTAACAGGTGGAGTTTTACAAGTTTCTACTGCTGGTGGTGCAGGGACTACGACTTTAGATATAGATGACGGTGCTTTAACAGGTACTGCTCAACAAAGAGTTATCGAATTAACAGGATCAATAACTGGAAACAGAATTATAACTTGGCCTCTTCTTACAGAAAATTTTTACATAGTTAAAAATGGCACATCAGGTGCTTACACAGTACAATTAAAAGCAGCTTCTGGTTCAGGAGCAACAGTTACTTTTTCAACAACGGATAAAGGATACAAAATTATTTACCTTGATGGTGTTGCAACAAATACTGGTCTTTATCAAATAAATGATAATTTTTCTGGCTTAGTTGTTGGAACTGATGTTCAAGCTTATGACGCAGATCTAACTGCAATAGGTGGTTTAGCAAAAACTGACAGTAATATAATTGTTGGTAATGGATCAACTTGGGTTGCAGAAAGTGGTTCTACTGCTAGGACTTCTCTTGGTGTAGCTATTGGAACTGATGTTCAAGCTTATGACGCAGATTTAACTGCAATAGGTGGTTTAGCAAAAACCGATGGCAATATTATTGTGGGTAATGGTTCAACATGGGTTGCAGAAAGTGGCGCTACTGCCAGAACTTCTTTAGGACTAGGTACAGCAAGTAATGTAGAATTTGAAGATACTCAAGTAGATTCTTTCGGAGTAGGGACTGCTGCTTCAGGAACAACTGGAGAAATAAGAGCTACTAATGACGTAACTGCTTTTTATTCTTCTGACGTTGCACTTAAAGAAAATATTGTAAATATTCCAAATGCATTGGACGCTGTGAAAAAATTAAATGGAGTTTTATTTGATTGGAAAAAATCTTACATAGATCAAAGAGGTGGAGAAGATGGGTATTTTGTAAGAAAAAGAGATGTGGGTGTTATAGCTCAAGAAGTAGAAAAAGTTTTACCAGAAGCAGTTGGTCAAAGACCAAACGGCATTAAAGCAGTTAAGTATGATAGACTGACTTGTTTGTTAATCGAAGCAGTTAAACAATTACAGGATAAGGTTGAAAGCTTAACAAAAAAGGAGGGTTAGTAAATGTCGGTTCCTTCTACAAACACTAAATTAACAGGCATTCAAACTGAATTTGGTGGATCAAACCCTATTCAATTATCAGAATATTATTCAGGTGGTCCTTTAGTACCAGCAGGTGCACCAGCACCTAACGGCCCTATTCCAAGTTCAGGTCAAATTACAATGGGAGATTTTAGAGGTGCTACTAATTCTGCATTTGTAACAGCTTCAGGTGGTACTGTAACTACTTCAGGTGATTTTAAAATTCATACATTTACAGGACCAGGAACTTTTGCAGTTTCTGATGCCGGTAACTCAGCAGGTTCAAACTCAGTAGACTGGATGGTCGTAGCCGGAGGTGGTGGTAGCGGAGCTAGTTGTGCTGGTGGGGCAGGTGGAGCTGGAGGATTTAGAGAATCTCCAGGATCAGTTTCAGGATCATATTCAACTAGTCCTTTAGCAGGTGGGTCAGCTGTAGGTGTTTCAGTACAAAATTATCCAATTGCAGTTGGTGGTGGTGGAACTGGGGCCGGCGGCTCAGGCCAACCTGGTTCACCTGGAAGTAATTCAACTGCTTTAGGAATAACATCAACAGGTGGTGGAAGAGGATCTGGTAATGCAGATAATGCGGGACCAGGTGGGTCAGGAGGTGGTGGAAGAGGAAATTCTAGTAGTGGTGGTGGTTCTGGAAATACGCCTCCAGTAAGTCCTGCCCAAGGAAAAAATGGTGGTTCAGGTGTTGACACCGGTGGAGGTTATCAAGAATCAGCAGGCGGCGGCGGTGGTGCAACTGCTAATGCTGCAAATGGAACAGGTAATGGTCCAGGAGGACCTGGTGGAACAGGTGCAACAACTTCTATATCAGCATCTTCAACAGCGTATGCTGGAGGAGGCGGCGGTGGAACGGGTGGTGCTCACGGTTCTCCTACTTCTTCGGGTGGTACAGGTGGCGGCGGTAGAGGTGGAAACTGTCAATCAGGTATACCGGCAATTGCTGGAACAACTAACACTGGCGGCGGCGCCGGTGGATCTGGTGGAAACTCTGGTCCTAAAGCTAAAGCAGGTGGTTCAGGAATTGTAATAATAAGGTACAAATTTCAATAATGAGGAAGATAAAATAATATGGCACATTTTGCAAAAATTTCAGAAACGAATGAAGTACTTCAAGTATTGACTTTAAACAATGAGGATATGCTTAACGCTGAGGGTGTTGAGGATGAATCTGTAGGACAACAATATTTAGAAACACACAATAATTGGCCAGCACAGATGTGGATTCAAACATCTTATAATACATATAATGGTCAACATGATAATGGTGGTACAGCATTAAGAGGAAATTACGCAGGTATAGGCTATACTTGGGACGAAAATGATCAAATTTTTTGGCCTCCAAAACCTTATGTATCTTGGGTAAAAAATAACTCAGAAGCTAGGTGGCAATCACCGATTGGTGATGCTCCAGGATTAACATCTGAACAAACTTCACAAGACACAGCGGGTACTCATAGATGGATTTATGTTTGGAATGAAAATAACCAGGCCTGGGATTTGACAGACGCTTTAGTATAACGTATATTAAGTGTTATGCGAAAGAAAGTAATAAACAGAAAGATAATTTATTAAATTTTATTTAAGCAATAACTTATGAATATATCTAATTATTGTTGGCATTTTCCTGCAGCACTCACACCTAAATTTTGTGATGATGTAATAGCTTATGCTAACCAACAAAAAGAAGAAATGGCTAGAACAGGTGGTTATGGTGATAAAAAATTAGATGAGGATGAAATAAAAGATATAAAGAAGAAAAGAAATTCTGATTTAGTTTGGTTAAATGATACTTGGATATATAGAGAACTACATCCTTATGTTCATACGGCAAATAAAAATGCCGGTTGGAACTTTGAATGGGATAGAAGTGAGTTTTGTCAATTTACAAAATATAAACACAATCAATATTATGATTGGCACTGCGATAGCTGGGATAAACCTTATGAAAAAAAAGGACCTAACAATGGTAAAATTAGAAAATTATCTATGACCTGTCAATTAACAGACGGCTCAGAATACACGGGCGGTGAATTAGAATTTGATTTTAGAAATTATGAACCTCATATGAGAGATGAGGCTAGACATTTAAAAAAAGCAAAAGGGATTTTACCAAAAGGATCTATTGTTGTATTTCCATCATTTGTATGGCATAGGGTTAAACCCGTAACCACTGGCACAAGATATAGTCTTGTTGTTTGGCACTTAGGAAAGCCTTTTAAATAATGTTTGCAAATAATTATTTTAGTACAACTATCTGGTCAGAACAAAAATTAGAATTTGTAAAATCATTAAACAATGCATCTAATAAATATATAAAAGATGCAAAATCAAAAGAAAAAGCTTTCATTAAAAAAAATGGTGATTTTGGAATATCGTATCACTCAACACCTTTAACTACAGATAATGATTTTTTAGATTTTAGAAATTACGTTGGTCAAAAATCTTGGGAGTATTTAGATCATCAAGGTTTTGATATGCAACAATATACAACCATGTTTAGCGAGATGTGGGTACAAGAGTTTGCTAAAAAAGGTGGTGGACATCATTCAGCTCATGTACATTGGAATCAACATGTGTCAGGTTTTTACTTTTTAAAATGTAGTGATAAAACATCGTACCCAATATTTCATGAACCAAGAACAGGTGCACGTGCAACTAAATTAAAAATGAAAAATCAAAAAGGTGTGTGGGATGGTGATGAGTTAATACACTTTAAACCTACACCTGGAACACTGATTATTTTTCCAGGGTTTTTAGAACACGAATTTGCACTAGATTTTGGAAAAGAACCTTTTAGATTTATACATTGGAATATACAAGCAGTCCCAAAACAAATGGCTAAAGATGTTTAAAAAGAAAAAATATACAGTCATCCGTAAAGCAATATCAGAAGACCTAGCAATTTTTGTCGCAAATTATTTTAGTATGCAAAAACAAGTTTATGATACTTGTAGAGAAAAAAGATATATTTCACCTTTTGAAAATATTATAGGTCATTATGAAAGACAAGATGAACAAATACCAGACACCTATAGTCATTATTCTAATATAGCTATGGAAACTTTAATGTTAAAGTGCCTTCCTAAAATGGAAAAAGCAACAGGTCTTAAATTATATCCCGCATATACTTATGCAAGAATATATAAAAAAGGGGACGAATTAAAAAGACACAAAGATAGATTTAGTTGTGAGATATCAACCACTATGAATTTAAGTGGCGACAACTGGCCAATATATCTTGAGCCATCAGGAGAGACGGGTAAAAAAGGGATCAAAGTAGATTTAAAATCAGGAGACATGTTAGTTTATTCCGGTTGTGAATTAGAACATTGGAGAAATAAATTTAAAGGAAAAGAATGCATACAGGTATTTCTTCATTACAATAATCGCAAAACACCAGGGGCAAAAGATAATATGTTTGACAAGCGACCACATTTAGGACTTCCACCTTGGTTTAAAAAATAATATGAAATGTCGATAGTTAAAAAATTTGCTAACCAATGTTTAAAAAATACCACCTATCCAAATAAACCAGAATCGTGGCACGTTCAAGGGATGTTAAAAAATAAATCCAATCAAATATTTAAATTTGATGTTAGAGGCATGTCTAAAGCAGGTGGAAATAGATTAGAAAAACAGGGAAAATTAAACTCTAGGGCTGAAAAAATGGTGTTTGAAACAACTACTCATTGGGTTATATTTGATACCTTAGAGATAAATAAATACATAGAAAGACATAATATTACAGATCTATTGTTTGAAAATTTGATATCCGAACTAGAATGGAATATAGTACTACCAAAATAATAAAAAGCATATACAATGAGGAACTATGCTACAAAAACTAGGTTTTGCTCCAGGATTTAATAAACAAGTTACCGAAACCGGTGCCGAAGGGCAATGGTTTGATGGGGATAATGTACGTTTTAGGTACGGTTCTCCTGAAAAAATTGGTGGTTGGGAACAGTTAGGTACTGATAAATTAACTGGTGCTGCAAGAGCCATACATAACTGGGACGATAATGTAGGTATAAAATATTCTGCAATTGGTACTAATAGAATTCTTTATGTTTTTTCAGATGGTGAATTCTATGATATCCACCCTATAAGAACTACAATTACTGGCGCAAATTTTACAAGTACAGCAGGATCACCAACAGTCACGATAACTGTTTCATCTGATCATGGTTTGCTAGATAATGATATAGTATTATTTGATGCTGTTTCTGGTTTATCTGGGTCTACTTTTACAAACGCCACATTTGAAGATGAAAAATTTATGGTAACTTCTGTACCAAGCAGTAAAGTTTTTACAATTACAATGGCTACTAATGAAGCCGGCACGCCTGTGACTAATGCTGGTTCCGCTTCTGTTCTTTGTTATTATAGTGTAGGACCCTCTACGCAAGAATCAGGGTTTGGTTGGAGCTCAGGTTTATTTGGTGGTGTAGTAAATGGAGAAGCAACTAATACTCTTGCTTCTACTATAAATGATGCTGTAACCAATATTCCTTTGACTAACTCATCAACTTTTCCGGCATCGGGGACCATAAGAATAGGGACAGAAGATATATCTTACACAGCAAATAACACAGGAACAAATACTTTAAGTGGGGGTGCTAGAGAAGTTAATGGCACTACAAAAGCTGCCCACAGTGGTGGTGCAACAGTCACAAATATTACAGATTACAACGGATGGGGTGAAGCTTCATCGACTACACAGTTTACACTTAACCCTGGTTTATGGGTTCTTGATAATTTTGGCACAAAATTAATTGCTCTTATATACAATGGAGAATGTTTTGAATGGGATGCAACAGCATTAAATTCTTTAACTACTCGGGCAACTATTATCTCAGGTGCACCGACTGCTTCACGTCATATGCTAGTATCAACTCCAGATAGACACTTAGTATTTTTTGGAACTGAAACAACTATTGGTGATAAAAATACACAAGACGACATGTTCATAAGATTTTCTGACCAAGAAAACATTAATGAGTATACGATAAGAGCAGAAAATACCGCAGGTTCTCAAAGGCTTGCTGCAGGATCTAGGATTATGTCTGCTATTAAAGGTAGGGATGCTATTTATGTGTGGACCGATACTTCATTGTTTTTAATGCAATTTGTAGGTCAACCTTTTACTTTTGCATTTCAACAGGCAGGGACTAACTGTGGTTTAATTGGTAAAAATGCTTGTATTGAAGTTGATGGTGCTGCATATTGGATGTCAGAGAATGGTTTTTTTAATTACGACGGTCAATTAAAATCCATGCCTTGTTTGGTTGAAGATTTTGTTTACTCAGTAGATCCTGGACTTGGCCTTAATTCTGTGACTAAAGATTTAATTAATGCAGGCATCAATAATCTTTTTGGAGAAATAAATTGGTTCTATTGTTCAGCTACGTCTGCTTCGGTCGATAGAGTGGTTACTTATAATTATGCAGATTCTACAACTGAAAGACCCATTTGGACAACAGGATCTTTAAATAGATCCGCTTGGGTAGATTCTTCTGTATACGAAAAACCTCATGCAACACTTTATGATCCTAATGATAATGCTTCATTCGATGTTACTGGAAATGTAGATGGAAGTAGTATATACTATCAACACGAAACAGGGACCGATCAAGTAAATGCTTCTAATGTTGTTACTGCTGTTAACGCTAATATTCTTTCTGGTGATTTTGACATTACTCAAAAAAGAAGTAACACGGGAGCGACTGTAGGGACCCCTGATCTTAGAGGAGATGGTGAATACATGATGAGAATAAGTAGATTTATACCAGATTTTATAGAACAGACAGGGGATACTGAAGTTAGTTTTACAACAAGAAACTATCCTAATACCGCTGCAACAACTACAAATTTTACATCGACCGAAACTACAAATTTTAAAAGTACAAGACTTAGGGCTAGATCAATTGCATTAAAAGTATCTAATACCGGAACTGGGAAAAATTGGAAACTAGGCACATTTAGATTAGACATTGCACCAGGAGGAATGAGATAATGGCTACTGACCAAGAGATACGAGACGCGGGTTTACTATACATACCTAAACAAAAATATTTACAAAACCCATATAATTTACCTATAGCACCAGTACCACCGCCACCGGCTGGGGGTGTAACAAATACAAATGCTTTTAATAATAGTGGTGGAAATAATTTTAGTGTTTACAATCCAGATCCAAATTCAATAGTAAATAGAAATGCAGACTCTACTCGTTACAATAATCTTATGGAAAACTCTTTCCTTAAAGGGGGTTCTAATTCTACGGTTCCAAAATATCTTAATCAATCCTATGACCCTTCTGGAAAAATAGCTAATGCACAAACTATGTATAACAAAGCTTTCCAAGATATTAACGACCCAAGGCCAAGTGCAAAAGGATTAAATGCTAGAACTCAAACTTTAACACAAACAAGACCATCTAAACAAGTAATGGATTATTACAATGAACAGATAATGGACAACAGACAAAACTACGGGGCACAGGGACAATACGAAACTGTACCTAGTGAATTTGCCTACAACTCACAAACAGAATTAGATAAATTTAAAGACAACTACCCAGAATATTTTGATCTAAATCAAACGGGTCCTAAAAAAGGTATACCTGGTTTAATAGAAAAATATATGACAAACAGTTTCTTAGGAAAAG